TTACTGATGCGTCTGGTAGTGGTTAGTGGCGTAAGCGAAATAGCCACGCTGACGCATCAGTTCACGGCGCAGATCCGGGTGCGGAGTAAAGCGGTCGCGACCGTGCAGCCAGAATAGATTGTTAATCAATAGGAATTTACCAACGGGAACGGGCACAGAAAGAATGCCTTTGCTGGTTTCAATGGCATCGGAAAGCTCGCTCAGCCACACGCCTTCTTCGAAGTCTTTTGGCTGGACGAACTGGTCGATATAACGCATCACCGGGAGACCCTGTTGATCAACGTCGAACACCGGATGGAAAACATCTTTGCTGACGTTTTTGCTCGGCGGCGCGGCAAAGCGCATCGGGCGACGCGCCAGCGGGTGGCGGAAATAGTGGTCCAGATGTTCCCAGTCATCGAGATGCAGCAGCAACGAATTTCCACCCTGCATGTTCTGCTCGTCGATTTTCATCATCAGCACATAGTCGGTGATCTCTTCGACGTAGGTGCCGTCGTTGTGTAGCTCCATTACGCGGTGCGGCTGACGCAGATAGCTGTCTGAGTTATCGACATTTTTCACCACGAATCGCGCGTAATACTGACCGCTCATCGCATCGAAATTTGAGCGACCAATCAGATGCGCCACCGCCGTCGCCAGCTTCACCATCTCATCCGCCTGCGCGACATCATCAATACCCACCGCATTGATCAACAGCGCACCTTCAGCGCGGTTTAACAGGGTCTTCAACAGCAGCGGTTGCAGCTGATTCGCACACAGATCGTCGAGAATTTTGCCTACCCGAAAACGCAGAAAAGATTTGTACTCCAGCGCCTGTACGGGCCATTCGGCAACCTGTTCGAGAAACTGTTTGGTCGTCTGTTCGGTGAAGGTGAGTTCCAGCAGACGCGGGGATTGCGCCGACGGGATGAGAGTGAATCCGCTATAGTCCTGGCCTGAATCGACAGCGTTATTTTGTACGGCGGTCAGTGCATTCATCAGAAGCGATCCTCTTATGAGATGTAGGGTGACATGGCGATGCTCATTTCGTAGCCATAATCTAAAAATATCTACATTTCTGAAAAATGCGCATAAAAGTTACATATTGTTTTCTTGTTGTGATCAAAAACAACAAATTAATAACAAATAATGTGAGGGATAAGAATTGGGTTGAAAGGAAATGAATAATTAAAACAATATATTAAGTGTGCTTATACTCTTTTTCGAACTGGTGGCATTTGTTTAAATGCTATTTAAACTGCTTTTTCAGAGTTCAACTTACTGAGTTCCGTGTCGACTAATGTGAGTAAGATCAATCGCATCCAACCTATGTTACTTGATGGAATCGATAACAATATTAATGAATATACAGATTCCGGGAAGGCTGGCTATGGGGGCAAATTATTCTCTTTCTGGCAACGGGTAAATAACAGTGACCATTTGTCGAGAAGCTGATACTGAGCTGAGGGATACTGTATATGTCTTGACTGTAATTGGATGAATTCTATTCAGGGCGGGTCAGGACCAATAAAAAAGCCCGCTGATGCGGGCTTTAATGTCATAGGGAGTCGCGACTCCGTTGCGTATCCTTTTTTGTCTCCTCACCGTCTGGTCGGTGTTCTGCTGAGACTTATAACTTCCTGTTTTTGTTGGTGTAGTCCTTACACCGTCCAATCATGATTGGTGGAGCTGGCGGGAGTTGAACCCGTGATCGTGATTAATCCAATTTATTGAATATGAACGATTTATTTTTTCAAACAAGGAATTATGTGCATTTTACGTACATATTGTTGTCCCTGTAACGTCCTGATTCTGTACAACATTTTGAAATATTTTGCCGTTACGGGGCTGCAGAAATCGCCGTTTTTCCATCGTATTCTGCAAGGTAAGAGCCGTAATGTCTGAACAGCATTTCCGGTCCTTTATGCCCCATCTGACCAGCAAGCCAGAACAGGTTAACGCCCTGGCTAATGTGCCGAGTGGCGAACGTATGGCGTGTCTGGTACGGATTGCGATAGCGTACACCAGCCTTTTTAAGGGTCGGCACCCAGGCTTTTTTTCGGATCGCGTCCGCGTTTGCCCAAGGGGCGCGAGTTTTTGGATCGCTGAATATAAAGTCGCTTTTTAGCGCCGTGTAGGGCTTTTGTGCCTGAAGAGCCGCCAGCGCTTCGCTGTTCAGTTGTACTTTGCGAGTGCCGGCTTTTGTTTTGGTGCTTTTGATTACCCCGACTACACTTGCAGTCTGGACATGCGCTGTGTTGCCGATGAAGTCTATATCTGTCCAGCGCAATGCGCACAATTCCGAGCTGCGCAGCCCGGTATTAAAGGCGAAGCGAAATAGATTTCGCCATTCCGGGTAATGACAGGCGTCATAGATTGCTGCTGTCTCCGCTGGCGTAAAGGGATCGACCTCGTAATCATCACTGCCTGGTGTGCTGTCTAATACGTGATATCGGCTGGCGCTGACTAGCGTGACAGGATTTATTGTTAACAAACCATCGGTCACCGCTTCATCTATGGCGCTGCGCAGAAACGAAAGATTATTGCGGATCGTTTTCAGTTTTGTTTTTCTGCTGGCGATCCAGTTTTTTAGTACTGCAGGTGTCAGTTCTGATACATGAAATTTATGCAATGCTGACAGCGCCGACAGGCATTTTTCATAACCTCTAATTGTCGATGGTGACAGGTTACGGTTCTGGCAGATAATCAGATATTCATCTAGGTAAGATTTTATATTTTTGTTTTTTTTCACTCCCCCGAACAACTTCAGCTTTTGGGAGTTGGGGAAGTATTTTGCATATTCGAAGGTACCATCGATAATCTGATTTTTTATTTCTCCCAGCAGACGCTCGGCGTACTTCACACCGCGCGCGTTTACTTCCATTCTGGAGAGGGGCTCCCGACACAGAACCCCTTTATATGTAAAAGTGATAACCAGAGTGCTATCAGTTTTATGCTGCCGAATAGTTACTCCTCTAGGGAGAGATAATGATCCTTGTTCTTTCTTGCCCATTTTGTAATCTCCATTAAGTCGACCCAACGTTCTTTAACCCCGTCGACTTTTAATACATGTACCCCTTCTTTCCATATTCCTCTTTGTATCCGTTTGTTAACGGCATCAACCGTTTCTCCCGCGTTGCGGCAGTAGGTTGATATAGGTACGCAATCCAGCCCCAAAGTTCACCTCACACAACACTCAGCCCACGGCAGTGGCACCACACTTCAAACATTCGTTTCACAATTTCACGACAGTAGAAACCGTCAACATCTCGTGTCAGGTCATAGCGATTGCCGTAACGCTGGCGCACCCATAGCTCAAACGCTTTATTCATTCTTTACTTCCTTTGCATGGCTCGTAATTTTTTCAGATGAGCTTCCTGTTCTGTTTCTGCCAGAATTTGTCGGTATTCCTGGTGATTGATTCGTTCAAACAGTTCATTAAAATCGTTTATTTTTACCGACAGTGTTCTCCCATCCATTCTTCTGTACAACACAGTGTTGTTTATGCAGCGAATAATTTTTATCGGGTAGCCAGCACTATCGGTGTATATCTGACCACGTTGAATCAGAGCGAACATTCCTTTATCCCCAGCGGAAAAGCGAATACAGAATAAATGCCACCGCTATTGCAACTCCTACTGCGGTGAATGCTTCAGGCCAATTCATCATTTCACCTCCACGCCGATCCCGGCAATAACACAATCCCGTTTGATAGCTTCTTTCACCCAGCGTTTATAGGTTTCCAGATGGAATTTTGCGCTTTTTCCGGTACCGCTCCAGAATGCCTTTGATGTGGTATCGGGCAGGGTGATGGTCAGGCCTTTCTTCTTGATGTCTCCAGAACTTTTGCAAAAATTTAATGCGTCGCGTAGTTCTTTAACGCACGCATAGTTTTCTGCTTTCTCTGGATCGCCGGTACGGTGTTCAGCTTCTTGTCTGCACCATTTGATGACTTTCTCAGCGGCTGCGTGGAGACGCTGACGTTGCCAGTCGTATGTGTCGACCAGCCCATATGCGTGATCCTTTGCTTTGCTTAATTCAGCTACGAGGCATTCGGAATCAATCAGATTATTTTCCGCAGCGGAAAGTGCTTGTTTCAGTCGCTCGATTTCTTCAGCCATGTAATAGCCTGTTTTACTCCAGGTATCGACATCATCGTCACTCATATCCAGTTCCATCGACGCCATCAGAACGGCGTCGTGATAGTTCTGGCTACCGCAGGTGATTGCAACGGCGTAGGAGTCACTATTTTCTCGCTTATGGATAAGTACAACTGGGTTTTTGATCTTGCCCACCCCGCACCTCAGTAATTCATTAAAAATTTATATTCAATCAGCGTACCGAAAACGACGGACGCCAGCAGCAGACTAAACAGCATGGACAGGAGGAATGACTTCATCACTTTGCCTCCCGCTGTACGATTTTGTAGGCGCGCAGGATGTCGCGTGTTTTTCCTGACAACGATGACTTAACCCAGAAAAAGCCGCTGCGGTTTTCAGAGATCCCCTGTACATTAAACAGCACCGCATCAACAACGCGGTTATGCTTTTGCAATGTCAGGCAGGAACTGGTGATCACGATGTTCGCTACGGCGCCATAGTCCTGGTATTGGATTTTCATTTACATGTTCCCCATAACGGTATCGCTCATGTCGTTGACCATGCTCTGCCAGATTTCTTTGCCGCTTTGCGTCAGCTCGTTTCCACGAACGCATTTGCTTAACAGTTGAATACCAACGGCTTCCCATTGGGGGTAATTTTCTTTGATAGCCTTCAGAGCATAACCATCGATTAAGTCCCTGATGCCTTTAACCCCACCGATGATGTTTACTCGTATGGATTGCCCATTGACATTAATCAGGAAATGACCACCGCTGGTGGCGGATATGTGGTTGTGCAGTGCCGCCGCATACTGATTTGCCAGCGCATTGAGGCGGAAATTTTGTGTAATGAGTGACATTATTTACCCTCCCAACCAATCACCTGAAACAGCCCCATCTTCGGGTGATACCAGCGGGTACCACGTGGCTCTGCCTCTGACATCATCTGATGAAATGCTTTCATGAATGGCTCCAGCTCCACGATAGCCCGGCGCGAAAGAAGACCATCTGGTGTCATAAATTCGTGCGTATCGGTTGGGATGCTGTAGGCATTGACCAGATTGCGGCACTTAGCATCAGTCATTCCGCTTTTGGCGACCACCTGGCGATAACCGACATATCCGGCGCGCATATTTCCGCGTTTGATGGTTTCCACCGCTTCTGTGACTGTTTCGAGCTGTTCTTCCACATGATTCAGGCGCTTCTGTTGACGAACAGCGTCGGCGGCTATCGCAGCGATCATCTCGATTTCCGTTAGCGGTGTGCGAGTGCGGAAGTAGCTGTTAACCAGTTCGCGCTGAACCTGCCAGGCAAGGGCGTCATTGAATGGCTTCGTCAACATCAGGTAACCTGATTCAAAAAGTACAATCCCTGATGGTGCAAATTTAGAGAATGTTCCTTCCGGGAGGTCCGTACGTATTACGTCCGCACCTAATTCGGCATAATCCACACCGCTGATGAAATGCTCACGGTTTCGGTTGAATGCTGCACGCGCTGTTCCTTCCGGTCGCTGGTGGACTTCATCAATCATCGCCAGCGTCACAACACGCTGACCGCGATATTCGACTGCCGGAAGCTGTTTGTTATTGATCGTTACTATGTTCATTTTCGTCCACCTCAGTGCATAACCGGCATGTCTGGCATACCGTCTTTCTGAATCAGTTCAATGAAGCTGTCATGTAGTATGTTGAGTCCCTCCCGGCCCATCGCTGACAGCCTGAATCCGCATTTCTCGTCAGTTACAACCATGTCCTGATACATACGCAGCGCCATCTGCTGGCCAACGTCAGGCCCGTATTTTTCAATTGCGCCCGCCTCGATATGGTTAGCGAGCGCGAAGCGCTCAGACCATGGATAAATGCTGATTGAACCGGGTTTTCCTGTGTATACAACGGCTGTATCTACGCCGCCCTTGTCATTCTGAACATCGACAGTCCCGTTCTTCTCCTGCTCCTCAGCAATGAACACGGCGACAACAAGCCAGCGCCATAGGATGATTTGTTTTTCAATACACGGCATAAACCAGCCGCTTTCAATCCCTTCCATAATGCAAGCTATCAGATCGAGCCCGTCCGGAATTCGTTTGTCATAGTTACCGTTGTCGATCTGGCGAACCGCAGTTGAATAACCAATAATTCGATTACCAAAACGGATGCCTGTTAATGTAGGTTCAGGGGTAATGGTTGAATTAATCATCAATACTCTCCTTTTGGTTTGAAGGTTTATTGTTCATTTCCGGTCCTTAACTTTGCTGTATCGTTCATGGCTCATTACTTCCCAGTTCTGGCCGCCGTCTCGGGACAGCAGCCGCCAGCGGCGATTAACCCTCAGACTCAGGTTTCCGGAGCCGTGCATACGACAGGGATGAATTCGTCTGGCTCTGAACTGGCGGAGAACACGGACCGCCTGCAGGTGCACCCACTCAGGAATTCGTATTGCTGTTAATGTCACCGATTTCCTCCAGATCAGGAGCGATTACCTGATATCCCGCTTTCTTTGCTATCCATAAGAAGGTATCCATGCTGGCAATCATCTCGTTATTGTGAACTTTACGGGTATTTATTACCTGACCATTTTCAATCGTCATAATGATCTGTACTTTTTCGTGTATAAGAGGGGATAAATCAGACATCAGTTAATTCCTCCACTGATATATTTCTCTTTTACGTAGTCAACAACCTCTTTTAAAAGGCCGTCCACTATCAGTTTCCCTGATTCAGTGAGATATTCCGTGTGTTGATTAATACCGATGGCATTCTGGTATGCGGTACGGATTGTTGCTTCTCCTTTCGTCCGTCCATATTCAACACGGGTAAGACCCTCAAATCGTAATAACAACTGGTTCATGAACTGTTCAGTTATTTCTATCGTTGTTATTTCTCCGTCCGGGAGGTCAACGACGAGCAGATTACTACCTGTTTTACGTTGCATCCGCCGGAGTGCCGCTGTTACCATGCGGCGACGATCTTTATAAATGGTTGTACATGCCATTTGTTATTTCCCGTATGCTTTTCTGAGAAACAGTATTGCAACTGACCAGTATCCTGCATTAGCCATTAATAATGCGGTTTTATAAGCGTTTCTATTTTTCATGCATCACCATTATTTTCTGGTTGTGGAAATCCACGACCAGAGGCCGTCATGTTTTTATGTGTGATTTTTTACTGAGTGTTCTTTATTCGTTGCGTAGTGTTTCTATATACTCGTAAGCCATTTCACAGGTCTTATTCATGGAGCGAATGAGACAGCATAAATAATCGTCTGTCTCTCCTTGGTCGGGCGAATTCTTAAATATAAATTCAAGCATTGATGTATTCTCTTTTATTTGTGCCGCCACTTCCTCAAGAATATTTAATGGAGTTATCATGTTCTTTGCTCCTTAAATGCATCGCATGCGCTTCTGGCGTATTGTTGTGCCAGTAAAAAGATATCATCCGAAAGTTCATCACATTCTTCATCACCGGAAGCCGAAATGATTAACCCCGCTTCAAGCAGTACGGCAATGTGATGAAAAGCTGTCTCCGGTTCGTTGGTAAGGCCTTTGAACATTTTCATCTTATGCTTCCTCCTGATTTTGTTTATAAGCATCAGTCAATAACAACATTGGATCACAGCCAAGAACATTAGCCAGAGGGATAAGCATGCTGATGGTTGGTTCGTACTCTCCGCTTTCCCACTGGATGATAATTTCTTCATCGAGATCGAGCAGCCTGGCGAGTTCGGCGGTTGTTAAGCCGCAGGCTTCGCGTTGGGTGCGGATTTTATTTGGTTGTTTGTTGATTATGTGATTATGTAATGGATAAGTAGCAGACAGGGCGTATTCATGAACAAACTCCATGACTTCAAACCCCAATTCTTTAGAGCGATCACCATCAATTAAATGGAAAGTACGAGCAGCACCTACCAGATTTGCAATATTTAATGCAAAGGATTCTTTTTCGAAGTGGTTTAAGTTCGATATCTCAGCGGTTGTCAGATCTTTCATTGAATCACCATCAATTTAAAATTAACAATAAATCAAGTTAAAATTGATGGTGTGATGTTAGATCTTGATTGACGGAGTTGTCAAGAAAAAATTGATTTCTGCGTCTCTTTTACTTGATTTGTAAATTTTTCTTTAATAATCAATAATTAACCAAATCTATTTATATTGAATGGAACAGATGAGATTACCTTCGATTGGATATAAAGCAGCTCAAGAGCATCTTTTTCAATGCTCCAGGATTGGTAATTTGGGTTATCAGATAACACCATGATTTTACTTCCTATCTTTTGTAATCTTTTGACGTAGCATTCACCATCAAAGCAAAAAGCATAAATGCCATCACCATCAAAGTAATTCACTGTTTTATCGAGAAAAAGAAGATCTCCTGGGGCTATTGTTGGAGCCATACTATCTCCTCTTGCGTTACCAATCTCTATGTTTTGAAATGCTCTATTGCCAACAAGGCGACGGGCATATTCAGGATCAAGCTCGATTGAGCGAACTACATCGATAAAGTCCCCACGGACATGTGTTCCATCGCCGCAACTAAACTCAACATTGAGCACGTTAAAGACCACACTGTCAGTTCTTGCTTGATGTTTTTCCTTTGAAGAGAACTGCCGTGACGTGATTTCTCCTAAAAACCACGATTGCGGATAACCACTTATTTCGGATAACTGGGCAAGCCGGTTTCCCCTTGGAAATGTTTTTCCTGTTGTCCAGTACTGTACGGACTGTGCGCTGACACCTAATTTTCGGGCCAGCTCTGCTTGGCTCCAGCCTTTCTCCTGTAGCAGCTTTGTAATTCGATTTTCAGTGCTCTTTAAGTTTTTCATTGTTAATCCTTGCTGGTTACTTGGTTTCGATAAATTTTTACTTGATTTTAGTGTATTCGATCTTTTGTGGACTTGCATGTTAATTTAAACTTGATGTAATCTTGAATTTATAAAGTTTAGATTGGTGGGTTGCGATGAAAGGAAATGATTACGACGCACTTCGTGAGCTAATTGCACAAAATGCCATAGCGCGAAATCTAGGCGTTACGCCGCAAGCTGTGAACCAATGGTTTTCAAAAAGAACAATTCCTGCTCGTTTCGTCTTGCGTGTATGTGAAGTTGTGGAATGGAAAGTTACTCCTCATGGGTTAAGACCAGATCTTTATCCCCATCCTGAAGATGCAATCCCTGATTTGTTACGTAGAAGTCACACAGCCACAAATGCGGCAGTTATGAAAAACGAATGATGAAGGGCTTGTATGTCCCAGAATTACGTTCAGACAGAGATGCCATCTAGGCACTGCCAGGCAGACGAAGAGTGGATTCAGCAGCAGTTACAGGGGCTGCCTCCGTCACTGAGACGGAAGGTCGCCCTGAAATATGCGGAGGTATACGAAATCACTTTTGACGCTGAGCCTGTTTCATTCCGCAAGGAGAACAGAGCAAGGCACGAAGCAAACACAAGGCTCCGCTTGTTTGTGAGAAATCAGGGCAGAGCTTTACAGGGGTATACAACTCAGCCGCCCCTGGCAGGAACGCAATCGCGCTCCTGATTGGTACCGGGCTTAAAGGTGTCCGGTGGCTGAATCCCAAATCTCATTGCATTTTTGTACTAGTTAAAGAGTACGCACAAAATTCAATGAGAGGAGGGGAGGGGGAGGAGTGCCCGTGTGTTAGTGCGAAGCACTGGAACAGGCTTTTCCAACAGACGGGTACATAGGTTAGGTAGATCTCGATCTAAAGGGGGATACCCCTGAAAAAACGGCTGTACCAGAAAGCTAGTACAAGATGGATAAAAAAGTATGAGTGAAGATCTGAAGCAAAATTTAATCGCTCTCCTGGAAGAGCAATTCATTCGCTCCGATGACAAAGTCGTTTTCGATTATGTGATGCAGAAAAAAATCAAGTCTCAGGGATACCACCTGCAACGCAATTTCAGCATCAGCATTAGCGGTGGTCGTAAAGGGTTTATTGATTGCCTGGTTACATCATCAGACGGCCAGCAGTGTGCCATTGAGGTCGATAAGAAGTCTCCCCGCAACCGTTCGTTGATGAAGCTGGCTCAGCTACCTGAGGGGATGTCAGGCTTTGTCCTGCTCAGGGATGGTAAGCACCCTCTTCGATATAGCGAGAACGGAATTGACGTTATTCGTGCGACGAAATTTAAGTGAGTTGATTCGGAAAGGGGCTGGCAGCCTTTGGGGAGACCACCAGCCATGTGAGGAGGAATCCATGAAAACCACATCACAAAATTATTATCTCATCACTGCGGGGACAGCACAATGCAGCTGACAATCACGCCGAATTTTGCACAGGAGCGAGCGCTAAACATGTTGCGCCGTGACTGGAAGGCAAACGACACCTTCATGGTTTACTCGCCAACAGGTAGCGGTAAAACGGGTCTGGCAGCCTTCATAGTTGCTGGTTTTGTCAGCCGTGGTATGCGTGTTCTGTTCTGTGTTCCGTACACCATCTTGATTGGTCAGACGGCTAATCGGTTCGTGCAGTATGGTTTACCTGGAGATGAAATCGGTTATATCTGGGCGGATCACCCGAACTACGATCCGGACCGGAAAATTCAGATTGCCAGCGCTGACACGCTTATTCGTCGTGTTTTTCCTGAAAATATCGATCTGCTGATTATCGACGAAGCGCACCTGCGTAAAAAACGCATCCTGAAGGATATCGAACGTCTGCGCGGCAAAGGCGTAAAGGTGATTGGCCTGTCGGGTACTCCGTTTTCTCCGTTCCTGGGCAAATACTATGACCGACTGATTAAGCCGACCACCATCGGCGAGTTAATCCAGCGTGGCGATCTGAGTAAATACGAATTTTACGCGCCAACTAAGCCGGATCTGAAAGGTGTTAAAACCACATCTTCGCTTGAGTACGGCCGCGATTACAACGAAACACAGCTGGCTGAAATCATGTGCGGCTCTACGCTGGTGGGCGACATCGTACAGAACTGGCTGGAGAATGGTCGGGATCTACCTACCATCGCTTTCTGCGTCAACGTAGCTCACGCCAATTATCTGACAATCCAGTTTAACCTGGCGGGTGTTAACGCTGAGGTAATGACCGCCGACACTCCGGTAGATGAGCGCCAGACCATCATTCACCGCTTTGAAACCGGTGCAACGAAAATCATCGTTAGTGTGGGCGTTCTGGTAGCCGGATTCGATAGTGACGTTCGTTGCATCATCTACGCCAGGCCAACAAAAAGCGAAATTCGCTGGTTGCAGGCACTCGGGCGTGGGCTGCGCACCGCACCGGGTAAAGAGTCCTGCCTTATCTTCGATCACAGCGGCACCGTGCACCGTTTGGGTTATCCGGATTCAATCGAGTACGACGATCTTCCCGGTAAGTCTGACGGCATGGAGGAAAGCGCGCGCCGCGCAGTTGAGGAACGGGCCGAAAAACTGCCACATGAATGCCCTCAATGCCACTACATGAAGCCAGCTGGCGTCTATGTTTGCCCTAAATGTGGACACAAGCCGCTGCGAGGTGAAGATGTTGATACTGACACTAGCCGCAAACTTAATAAGCTGGGTAAAAATCAGCATCAGTCGACGAAGGCAGAGAAACAGTCTTGGTGGAGTCAGATCAAATTTTATCAGCGCCAGCGTGCTTCGCTGGGGCGTCCAGTCAGTGATGGATGGTGTGCTCACACTTTCAGGGAGAAATTCGGTGAATGGCCTGATGGGTTGAGCAGTTTCCCGATGGAAATAAGCCCAGAAGTAAGTAACTACATCAAACACAAGCTGATTCGGTTTGCCAAAGGCCGTCAGCGGACGCAGAGAACTATAGAAAAATTGCAGGCAACAATTCCTCTGTCTCAGGAACGAGGTGAGCGAAGCGAGATGCCAATAGGCTCTGAGGCTTGGCGCATCATGCAAGCAAAGCAACAACTCCAGAAAAATATAAACAGTTTGAGTCAGTAAGATGAAAACAGCAGCTGCAGCGAAAGGCCGCTGGCCTGAAATATTAGAGCACTTCGGCTTGCCGCCGATAACAGGAAAAAATCACTTCAAGGGTGAATGCCCGGTATGCGGTGCACGTGGCAAGTTCCGAATTGATGACCGCGACGGTGCAGGAACGTGGATCTGTGTATGTGGTAGTGGCGATGGTATGAAACTTGTCACCCTGACACAGGCGAAGCCATTTAACGAGATTTGTACCGAAATAGACCGCCTGATCGGTAATGATTACCAACGGGTTAAAATCCCGGTAACCAGCAGCGCCACCAGCTTACGCAAACGGGTATTGAGCAAGTTTTCAAAACTGGAGGCACTGCGTGGTACATCCGGCGCAGCGTATCTTAATTCTCGTGGAATATTCAGTCTTCCTGCTGAGGCGATCCGGTTCAATGCCAGGCAGAGACACAACGGGAGTGTGTTCCAGTCTCTTTATTCACTTGCTACGGACGATAAAGGGGAGTTGTGCTATCTGCACCAGACTCTGCTTGATGGTGATAAAAAAGCAGATATCGGTAGCAGTGCAAAGCGCCTCAAATCCCTGCAGGAAGATAACTATTTGGATCACGCTCGTTCTGTAGCTATCCGCATGTTTCCTGTTGCTAGCACTCTGGGTATCGCCGAAGGCATCGAAACAGCGCTGTCAGCGCACCAGATTTATAACGTGAACACCTGGGCAACCATTAACAGCGGCTTTATGAAAAAGTTCCGCGTACCAGCTGGTGTTCTGCACCTGATTATTTTTGCCGACCGTGACGAGAACAGCGCCACCGGGCTGGCTGCGGCTTGCGAATGTGCTCATGCCAATCTGATGGCAAAGAATGACCTGCAGCGCGTGAGCGTGTACTGGCCGGATCACGATGATTTCAACAATATGCTCATGAACGGTGATCAGGTTCGAGAGCTGGTTTTCCATAAGAAAAAGGCGGTTGCGTAATGCGTACTGATAACAACGAACATAAAGCACTATTCACCATCCCGACGGCAGCGTACAGTTCCGCCCTCGCAAACATCAAGCCCCTGCCAGAGCAACGGAGAATCACCGGGCATAAGCAGACTGATGCTTATCTTTGGGTGCTGGAGGTTATCCGTCTGAACGAACCCGCACATCTGGATGCTGCTGAGGCTGCGCTGGTGAAAATTAAAATTTCCCCAAAAGAGGCCCAGGAACGCTATTCGCGTTATCTGCTGGCGAATGGTGGTGATCCTTTCCAGATTGCTTTCGGTACCATCGGCATGGATAACCCGGCACAGGCAATCAGGATCGCCCGGGAGAATATCAAAAAAGCAACATCAGTCAGGGCTACGTTTGGTAGCTATGAAGCAGCACTCGAAGATGTGGAAGCCGAGCGAGTGATCAAGTCTTCCCAGAAATTTATCGACGATCATCTCTGGGGCTGGACTGCAGCCGAGAAGACAGCGGGCAGAATTGATGGCATCCGTATGAATGAAATTGATGATCAGCGTCGTGCATATGTTGATGGCTATCGTGATGTACTGCCAGAGCCTCATACATTGTCAGACGTAGTTCGTGAGTTTGTTTACTGGGACTGGCTCTACAGTGTTCGCCACACTGCGTCTAAAGAACAGGGCGATGAGTATGGTTACTCTGAGCATCACGAATCGGTATATGACCGCGAGCGCTACCTTGAAAAATTGCTGATGACCATCAAACCGGTGACACGGGCTGAAGCCGTGGAGGTGTGTCGTTGGTTTTTGGCAAGCGGAAAGGGCGAATATATGAAAGACAATGGCGCGACGGTTATTCTTAATCTGGTTGGGGAGTGTGAATAATGAAGCTTGAGGCATCGCTAAAATACTTCAGTCCTCAGGGAATGTATATCGGCGACGATGTGAAAGAAACCTCTCCGGAACGTCTTACAGGCACCGATGTTATGGCGGCTATTGGTACCACCAGCAATCGTGAGCGGTTTGGCCTGGCGGCCTTCTTCGGGAAGGCCGGTATCAGCAAGACTGATGAGCAGATGGCAGTCCAGGCGCTGGTGCGTCACGCGATGGAAATTGCACCGAAGAATGTGCGTAAAGCAGCTGGTGGTGAATTTGGCTGGTGTATGCTGGTACTGGCGCAGTTTGCTTTTGCTGAGTATTCCCGATCGGCGGCCACCAGCGTAACATGCCATAGTTGCAGTGGTACCGGACTAACACCCCGTAAGCAGGTCATTCGTAAGGTTTCATACCCATGGGGTAAAGCACCATATTGGGCCAGTCGCTCCCGTGCTGTTCGACCGTCAGATTGGGAGAAATGGACAGAGGTAACGGAAGTTGTACTAGTCGTTTGCGATGTATGTAGAGGGAAGGGAGTGATAAGTGCCAGGTGTCGTTGTGGTGGAAAGGGAGAGGTACTGGACCGCAAAGCCACAAGCGAGCGTGGTGTGCCAGTGTTTAAAATCTGCGAACGTTGCAGCGGAAATGGATTTTCCACGGTACCGTCTACCACAGTATATAAAGTTGTACTGAAGCGGATACCCGAGCTACATGTCAGGACATGGACGCGTAATTGGAAGCCGTTTCTTGATTCTCTGGTTGACATTTGCCACCAGGAAGAGCGTAAGGCCGATATTGCTTTTCAGAATGTGACAAGTTTTGGTGATGATGTGAACTAAGCTTAGGGTTTTTGCGACATTGCACTTGATTTTGTCCGAATCTGTCATGTATTCTTTTAAGCATGCGGAATAATGCGTAAATGATTTTGATAGAAGCCCCTTTCGGGGCTTTTATCATTTCAGCCCGTTTAAAAAGCGTTCGAAATTATGGAATTCAAGTTCATCCGCTGTCGATGAGTATTTTATTTTGTTTGCGATGGGACGCAGATTTTTTTTAGTTAGGAATTTACTGGCTTCATGTTTCAGTTTTTTTAATCGCTTGATTCGTTCTTCGATTGAACTGGCAATTTGGGCAACATTAGAAATTTCTGGGCTTGGGGCTGTTTGTAGATCAATACACTGAATTTTTTTTATATCTTCTTTGAGCGCAACAAAAAAATCACGAAGATTGTTTTCTGGTAAAAGAACATGACTAAATGATACTTTTCCTATGTAGAATTCACTTATTGCCTCTCCAGACTCGCGCATGTGTTCATTCATTGCGAACAGAATTGTTTTGGTATTCTTATCAGTTTCCACTTCAGAAAGGGTTACAAGGCCTGTCTGGCTCTTGGTCAAAAAACGAATTTCTGTAGCACCAAGTCTTCCGGAGTAATTGGAATTTTTACTATTTTCGATGGTAGAAGATAGATAATCTATTGTGGGTTTGATATTTCGTATCGTTTCAATATTTTTTTGCCACTCTTCACATTTACTTTTTGCGGTGCTAATAATTTCCCGATTGGTTTCGAGTTGCATAAATTTATTGAAACTAAGAACGTTTTCACCAAATTCCACACCAAATTCGTTTTTACCACATTTATTTCCGATGTTGGTTTCAATGCCACTAGATGTTTTTACAATATAACCCATTTGATGTGGTTGGTTGCAACCAGTTAGACCACAGTGGATTTCTTCTTTAAATTTGTAGTAACCAATTATCTCCTCAAGTTGTTGAACTCCTTTGTCTATAGTGGTGACAAAGTTTGGTCTGGATATAATTTCCTCCCAGTTTTCAAGTTTCTCGATGCCGTTTTCAGTTCTGAGAAAAATCATGAATCGCTCCATTTGAAAGTGGACCGTTTATTTTATCGGCATAAAAATGAGAACACCACAAGTTATTTTATTACCGAATACTTGGTAAAGATGGGTAACTTCGCCACACAGCTTAAACCCGCCGCCGGGCGGTTTTTTTATGTCCGTAAACCGGTCGTGATGCCAGGGGGGGGCATAGTCAATGGACGCTCCTCTTGACCAGGCTGTGGCTGAAGTAAAGTTTATGGTGTTCTTTATATGTGAGAGATTCTCTATTCTATAAAAATATAAACCATATACCCGTAATCTTAAATAATTGATACTATTTTCCGGAAGCTATAGTGCATCATTATCTGCTTTCTGTTCCTGATAAACAGGGAAGTAATACATTGTGCAGTCATTTCCTGTGAGGGGATTTGTTTGTAATAAATTTCTGCTAAAAACATTCCGGACTTCTTGCGAGGTATTATTCCTGGCGCTGCCGGTTCAGACTGATGGAGTGTTAATATATGCGACATATATTATTAAAGCTGGTGTTGTTTTTTTGTGTTTGCTTGTCTTCAGCATCTTATGCAGATGAGTTTACTGTGGATTTCTCTTCGCAAAAGAGCTATGTTGATTCATTGAATAGTATAAGGTCGGCAATATCCACTCCACTTGGAAATATATCTCAGGGTGGTGTTTCTGTTTCAGTAATTAATCATGTTCCAGGCGGAAACTATATATCATTGAATGTTAGAGGCCTTGATCCATATAGCGAGAGATTTAACCACCTCCGTTTAATAATGGAACGGAATAACTTATATGTTGCAGGCTTTATTAATACTGAAACGAATACCTTTTACAGATTCTCCGATTTCTCACATATTTCAGTGCCTGATGTGATAACTGTTTCCATGACGACGGACAGCAGTTATTCATCATTACAGCGAATCGCAGATCTGGAACGTACAGGGATGCAGATTGGGCGTCATTCACTGGTTGGTTCATATCTGGATTTAATGGAGTTCAGAGGACGTTCCATGACCCGCGCATCATCCAGAGCTATGCTGCGTTTTGTCACAGTGATAGCAGAAGCTCTGCGATTCAGACAAATACAGCGGGGATTCCGACCGGCGCTGTCTGAGGCATCTCCGCTTTATACAATGACGGCTCAGGATGTTGACCTTACCCTGAACTGGGGAAGAATAAGTAATGTTCTTCCAGAGTACAGAGGAGAGGAAGGGGTAAGAATCGGTAGGATATCTTTTAATAGTCTTTCTGCGATTCTCGGAAGTGTTGCGGTCATCCTTAATTGCCACTCAACCGGAAGTTATTCAGTTCGTTCCGTGAGCCAAAAACAGAAAACAGAATGCCAGATTGTTGGAGACAGGGCGGCCATTAAAGTAAATAATGTTTTGTGGGAAGCGAATACAATCGCTGCTTTATTAAATCGCAAGCCTCAGGATCTTACTGAACCAAACCAATAACAGGGGGTGAATATGAAGAAGATGATTATTGCAGTTTTATTCGGTCTCTTTTCTGCTAATTCCATGGCGGCGGATTGTGCTGTAGGAAAAATTGAGTTTTCCAAGTATAATGAGGATGATACCTTTACTGTGAAGGTGTCAGGAAGAGAATACTGGACGAACAGATGGAATTTGCAGCCATTGTTACAAAGTGCTCAGCTGACAGGGATGACTGTAACAATCATATCTAATACCTGCAGTTCAGGCTCAGGCTTTGCCCAGGTGAAGTTTAACTGAGAATCTACGGTTTATTTATGCGCGTCTTTTGTTTCTGGACGCAGATATTATTAGTGTTGTGGATGCTGATTAAATTTGGTCAGTGTTTTCGTTAAAGTCATATAAATACAGGGGCGTTCACGCCCCTTTTTGGTCTGTAGTTGGGTGAAGATCATCACTTTACTTTGCTCAAATAACTCAGCACTTGCCGGTTTACCCTTAAGGCAATACCTACGTTCCATAAAAGAAGCATCAATTAGGATGCTCGTATACATTGTTATGTGCTTTAAATGTTAACTGATGGGGATGCTGAAATACCGGACATGTACTGCTTGCGTGTCCCTCACGCTTCGAAAATCGGGCGGTATGTCAGAATCGTGGTGAGTGTGAATATCGCTCTGTAATTCTGAGTGTTTTTTCAACAGATGAATAAGCAGACATTGAACTCTGTTTATTTATCAGTATGATTTCTTTGGTTCCGAGGGAAGGGTCAATTATGTATCCGGGCATCTCATTCACACCCGAGGAACCAGCGCCGACTTAGCTCAGTAGGTAGAGCAACTGACTTGTAATCAGTAGGTCACCAGTTCGATTCCGGTAGTCGGCACCATATGCGGGCATCGTATAATGGCTATTACCTCAGCCTTCCAAGCTGATGATGCGGGTTCGATTCCCGCTGCCCGCTCCAGTTAGAGTCTTTCAGTCTGCGATGATGGGAAATCCCGGAGTGACTGAAAGACGTTTAAGTTATGAATGATCGCTTTTTTTTGCAAAATTGTTGTGCAGAAATACTAACTTTCGGGCAGGCGATCATTCATAAGCACTCTGCTTTTATTCCGATTAACTGTGGGTGGTTTGTTGGATAGAGTGCTTTCCTTACTGTATATATCGTTTCGCCCGCTTTTGCGGGCTTTTCTTTTCAAATCCCTTTCATTTCTCAGTGTAAAACTACGCCATCCGTTATTTGCGGAGGTGAGGCTATGAAATCCATGGACAAAATTTCAACGGGCATTGCCTATGGCACCTCCGCAGGCAGTGCTGGCTACTGGTTTTTACAGTGGCTTGATCAGGTCAGTCCGTCACAGTGGGCTGCGATTGGTGTACTGGGGAGTCTGGTTCTGGGCTTCCTGACTTATCTGACAAATCTGTACTTCAAAATCAGAGAAGACAAGCGTAAGGCTGCACGGGGAGAGTAATTCAATGACTCAAAACTATGAACTGATTGTGAAAGGGATCCGCAATTTTGAGAATAAAGTTACGGTAACTTTAGCGTTACGGGACAAAAAACGCTTTGACGGTGAAATTTTTGACCTGGACATCTCGCTGGACCGTGTTGAAGGTGCCGCGCTGGAGTTTTATGAGGCAGCAGCCAGAAGGAGCATCAGACAGGTCTTCCTGGATGTTGCTGCCGGGTTATGTGAAGGGGACGAGCTGTTGCCAGAAACGCGCCCCTGTTCAGAGGCGCGGTATACCATAAAAATTAACAGTTCTGATAACTCGATTACGGGTTGTTAGCTTTTTGCAGTTGGCTTTCCAGTATCTTTCATTGGTAGCATCCTGATAAATATCCATGAGCGCAAAAATCAAATACGGCCTGTCAGCTGCTGTTCTGGCGCTGATTGCTGCAGGCGCGTCTGCTCCTCAAATACTTGACCAGTTTCTGGATGAAAAAGAGGGTAACCACACTACGGCATACCGCGATGGTTCCGGTATATGGACCATCTGTCGTGGTGCCACAATGGTGGATGGTAAGCCCGTCATACCGGGAATGAAGCTGTCGAAGGAAGAATGCGACCAGGTTAACGCTATTGAACGTGATAAGGCGCTGGCATGGGTGGAGCGCAATATTAAAGTACCACTGACCGAACCACAGAAAGCGGGTATAGCGTCATTTTGTCCCTATAACATTGGCCCCGGTAAGTGTTTCCCGTCGACGTTTTATAAGCGGCTGAATGCCGGTGATCGTAAGGGTGCATGCGAGGCGATTCGCTGGTGGATAAAAGATGGTGGGCGCGATTGCCGCATACGTTCAAATAACTGCTATGGACAGGTTATTCGCCGTGACCAGGAAGCGGCACTAGTGTGCTGGGGTATCGACAGCTAGCAGAATATTTTGCTGAAAAATGGCGTGTGCTCCCGCGAGCGGATAACACGAAATCCTGCAAACTGGCAAAAGGTAAGTGAATAAAAGTAAAACCCCGGCTGGGGGAACAGTCCGGGGTTGCATTTTGACAAATCAGACATGGATATAATTCATGCAGGTAAAGGATAACAATAAAACCTTTCTGAGTATAGGGTGCAGTATGACACCTAAAGCAGCAAATATTGCCGGAATTATTCTTGCATTATCGGCAATGATCGGGGCAATTGGTTTTGCGGTTGCAGCGATAGCATATGTTTGTAGATAAGACAGAAAATACGGCGAATCTCTGCCTTATCCGGGCGGTGGCTTTTGCCATTAAGTGGGTGGCGGTTGGCATCGCCGTGTCTCCGATGCTGTATGGGCTGGCAAAATTGATTGTTGTTCTGAAATCGTGAGTGGTGATGGGTGTCATGAGGGACATGGCAACTGATGATAAAAGCAGAAACAACTTCGCAGGGTGCTGACGATGCCGCAAAAATCATCGCGGTATGCCGGGGCATCAGACATATACTGACGCCAGTTGCATGGATTATTTGTACTGCACTGGTTGCATACACAACAATTTATTTAAACAGATGAGTGCTGATTTTATTCGGGCAACGGCCTTTGCAATTCGCCTTGTGGCGGTCGCTGTTCTGGTCTGGGCAATCCGTTGGTGGTGATATGAACCGTGTTCTGTATGTAGTGATTGCTATGCTGCTGGTGGCATGTGTTGTGCTTAGTCTGGGGCTGAATCATTACCGTGATAACGCCATCTCCTACAAAGAGCAGCGTGACAAAAACGCCAGAGAGTTGAAGCTGGCGAACGCCACCATCGCTGACATGCAGCAGCGTCAGCGTGATGTTGCTGTGCTCGATGCAAAGTACTCGAGAGAATTAGCCAATGCGAAAGCTGAAAATGAAACTCTGCGCGCTGATGTTGCCGCTGGTCGTAAGCGCCTGCGGGTCAATGCCAGTTGCTCCGCAGCCGTGCGTGAAGCCACCGGACCCACCCGCGTGGATAATGCAACCAGCCCCCGACTGGCAGACACCGCTGAACGGGATTATTTCACCCTCAGAGAGCGGCTGATGACGATGCAGATGCAACTGGAAGGGGCACAGGAGTATATCCGCACTCAGTGCATTAAGTAGCCTTTTTATCGTGGTAAACATTTCGCAGGGTATGAGGTATTTATGCCATCACTAATTCCACGTGCCTGCCGTAAGCGTGGATGTGCAGGTTCAACCACAGACAGTTCTGGTTACTGCGATAAACATCGTGGCGAAGGATGGGTACAGCATCAACGCGGACTGAGTCGCCACCAGCGTGGCTATGGCTCGAAATGGGATGCCATACGTGCGCGTATACTGAAGCGTGATAATCATCTGTGTCAGAACTGCCTGCGCAATGGGAGAGCCGTTGAAGCCAGAACTGTGGACCACATCATTCCGAAAGCTCATGGTGGCACAGATGCAGACAGTAACCTGCAGAGTCTGTGCTGGCCCTGCCATAAAGCAAAAACAGCGCGCGAACGCATCAATTGATAACAGTTCCCATCTGTAGGGGAGGGGCGGGTCAAATCTCTGCAGCCCTGGCTGCTCAGTACCGCCGCCTGACCCTTCCTCGCATCGCCGCAGGTTCGAAAACTTTTTTTTGGGAATGTGATTAAATGATTGATAGGTAAAACCGATTATGTCCGGACCCCCGAAAACCCCGCCACGCCTGCATTTGATACGAGGCAACCCCTCAAAGCGCCCCGTTAAAGACCCCAAAAAAAACGCTAAAAAGGATGAAAAAGGTCTCCCTAAAATTCCGCAACATTTAGGGTCGCAGGGGAAGTACTGGTTCAGGCGAATGGCGGAAGAGCTGAATGCGGAAGGGATCATTTCTCAGCTTGATGCACGTGCACTCGAGTTGCTGGTGGAAGCCTATACCGAATACCGGCATCACTGCGAAACACTCGATGTTGAGGGGTATACCTACCGCACGGAAACGCAGAATGGCGATGTGCTGATCAAGGCACACCCGGCTGCTGCGATGAAGGCTGATGCCTGGAAGCGGATCCGGGCGATGCTTGCAGAGTTTGGTATGTCACCGGCAAGCCGGGCCAAAGTAAATATTGCCGGACCGGATGATGTTGATCCGCTGGCGGAGCTTTTAAAAGCGAGAGACTGATGGCAAAAGTGGCTGACGGGATCCGCTACGCCGAACGTGTTGTTGCAGGAGAAATTGTTGCTGGCGAATTTGTCCGCCTGGCCTGCCAGCGTTTTCTTGATGATCTGAAGTACGGCGAAGAGCGGGGGATTTATTTCAGTGAACCCCGTGCGCAGCACATCCTGAATTTCTACAAATTTGTGCCTCATGTAAAAGGGGCGCTGGCAGGCCAGCCTATTGAGTTGATGGACTGGCATGTATTTATCCTCATTAATATTTTTGGTTTTGTCATTCCGCTGGTGAATGAAGAGACCGGGGAAGTTGTCATGCGCAGCGATGGCAGCGGGCGCCCGGTGATGGTGCGCCGGTTCCGGACAGCATACAACGAAGTTGCCCGTAAAAACGCAAAATCAACCCTGTCATCGGGTATCGGTCTGTATATGACGGGGGCAGATGGTGAAGGCGGGGCTGAGGTGTATTCAGCCGCAACCACGCGTGACCAGGCCAGAATCGTGTTTGAAGACGCCAAAAATATGGTCAGAAAAGCCCGGTCGACACTCGGGCGGTTGTTTGATTTCAACAAGCTGGCGATTTACCAGGAGCAGAGCGCATCAAAATTTGAACCGCTTTCTTCGGATGCAAACAACCTGGATGGTCTGAACATCCACTGCGCCATTATTGATGAGCTGCATGCACATAAAACCCGCGACGTGTGGGACGTTCTGGAAACGGCAACTGGTGCCCGTCTGCAGTCCCTTTTATTTGGTATCACCACGGCTGGCTTTAACAAGGAAGGGATTTGTTACGAGCAACGCGATTACGCCATCAAGGTATTGCGAGGCTATAACAGCGACGTGGAGGGCGCGGTAAAAGACGACTCCTACTTTGCGATTATTTACACCCTCGATGAGGGAGATGATCCGTTTGATGAAACGGTCTGGCAGAAAGCGAATCCCGGCCTGGGCATCTGTAAACGCTGGGATGATCTGCGTCGTCTGGCAAAAAAGGCGAAGGAGCAGGTCTCTGCGCGGGTGAATTTTTTCACAAAACACATGAATGTGTGGGTCACTGCCGAGTCTGCCTGGATGGACATGATTAAGTGGGAGAAATGCGAATATATTGCCCCACGACATGAGCTGAAAACGTATCCCATGTGGGTCGGCGTTGACCTTGCTCATAAGATTGATATCTGTGCGGCGGCAAAACTCTGGCGAACGGATAACGGGCATGTTCATGCCGATTTTAAATTCTGGCTCCCGGAAGGACGGCTGGAACGATGCTCGCGGCAGCAGGCAGAACTTTACCGGAAGTGGGCGGAGATGGATAAGCTGATTCTGACGGATGGTGATGTTATCGATCATGCTCAGATAAAAAGTGACTTACTGGAATGGATTGGTGGTGAAAACCTCAGGGAACTGGGATTTGACCCGTGGAGCGCGATGCAGTTCAGCCTGGCACTGGCTGAAGAAGGGATACCACTGGTGGAGGTTCCGCAGACGGTCCGCAATCTGTCAGAGGCCATGAAGGAAACGGAATCACTGGTCTATGCCGGGCGTTTCCATCACAGCAATCATCCGGTCATGAACTGGATGATGTCTAACGTTACGGTAAAACCGGACAAAAACGACAATATCTTCCCGAATAAATCCACGCCGGAAGCCAAAATCGACGGCCCTGTTGCGATGTTTACAGCGATGAGCCGGATGCTGGTCAATGGTGGTGAACCGGAGCCGGATCTGTCTGAACATCTGGTCAGCGTGGGCATCCGCTCACTTTAACCGAGGTCATTATGTTTCTGATAATTCTCGCGCCACTGGTGGGCGTGCTGGGTGCGCTTTTGCTGGCGTATGGTGCCTGGCTGATTTATCCCCCGGCGGGTTTTGTTGTTGCCGGGGTGCTGTGCCTGCTCTGGTCGTGGCTGGTGGCGCGATATCTCGACCGTACACAGTCGTCTGTCGGCGGAGGTAAA